GCTTTCGACCTTGACAAGTTTTAGTCTTTTGCTAAAGTGTATGCAGCATGCTGCCATTGTTTAAATCACACTTTAGTATAGGAAAATCTATACTAACTTTAGATGATCCAAAAAAAGTAACTGAAGGTGGATCAGATAGCGTTTTTAAGATCGCAAAAGATAACGATCTTAAACAAGTCATTTTAGTCGAAGATACTTTAATTGGTTTCTTTGAGGCGTACAAGCGCAGCAAAGAGATGGGCATTCAATTAATATTTGGTCTTAGATTATCAATGAGAAATTCGTCTTTGCCAGAAGACGAAGGAAGTCAACATAAGATAATCATCTTTGCAAAAGATGATCTCGGATGCAAGCTGCTTAATAAAATATATTCTAAAGCATTTTGCACTAATACTGGATTCTTAGATTATAATGATCTTAAAGACTTATGGAGCGAAGATTCTCTCAAGCTCGCTATTCCATTTTACGATTCGTTTATTTATATAAATAACCTATCTTTCGGAAACGCCGTGCCTGATATTTCTTTTACAAAACCAACCTTATTCTTCGAAGAGAATGATTTGGCGTTAGATTTTATTTTAAAAGAGAAGGTAAAAGAATTTTCTATTAACAATGATATCCCAATGACTAAAGTTCGTAGCATTTATTACAACAAAAAGTCAGACGTTAAAGCGTTTATGGCTTATAAGATAATTTGTAATAGAACTTTTGGTCGAGATAGATCTTTAGATAAACCAGAACTGCCGCATTTTTGCAGCGATAAATTTAGCTTCGAAGCTTGGAAGGAAGAGAATGTTACGATTTAATAAAGAACAAAAATACATTTGCTTTGATTTTGAGACCTGCCATCTCAATCTTTTAGACAACAGCAATAAACCTTGGCAACTAAGCTATTTAATAGCTAAAGGTAGCAACATAATTAAAGAAGTAGATAATCATATCTATTGGCCTGATTTAAAGCTTTCTGAAGGAGCCAAACTCGTCACTCATTTTGATGAGCGCAAATATCGTTCACTAGCAGTTGATCCAAAAGAAGTGTTGGCTGCGTTTGAGGAGATCATTTATGATGATCAATACTTAATTATAGGACAAAACCTTCTTGGTTTTGACGTTTATATCCACAACACATACAGAAGACTTCTCGGTTATAAAAGCGACTTCTCTTACGTTAAGAGGATTATTGATACCAACTGTATCGCCAAAGCAATTAAAAAGAATCTAAAACCCCAAAGAGATTCTGATTTTACTTTCTGGCAGTATAGATTAAATGATTTTCGAGAAAAAGGCTTGAAGACCAGTATTAAAACTCAATTGAAAGAATATAAGATTGACTTTGACGAGAACATGCTACATAATTCTATGTACGACGTTCAGATGAATTTTAAGATTTTTCAGAAGCAGCTTTGGCAAATTGAAATATGAATTTTTTACAAGACATAAAGCCTTATGATAACGCCATGCTTCCCGGCGTTCGATTGCCACAGATCTCTATCGAAAGTAAATATTACGACTTGTTGAGCATACCCACTTCTTCAGATAATTTTACATTTCTGAAGACTTTGTGTTACAAGAGTTTAAATAACTTAGGATTAAATAATAATCAATATGTTGAGCGAATGGAGATGGAGTTAGAAATCTTCAAAGAGCTTGACTTCGTTGACTATGTACTTCTCAACTGGGATATTCTTAATTTCTGCCATGAAAATAATATTCCAACTGGTGCTGGCCGTGGTAGTGCTGCGGGTTCTTTGGTTTTGTTTATCGTGGGTGTTACGAAAGTCGATCCAATAAGATACGAGTTGTTCTTTGAGCGTTTCGTTAGTCGCTCTCGCGCAAAGAAGATTATTAAAGATGACATAACTTATCTTGACGGTTCTTTGCTTCCTGATGTTGATAATGACATTAGCTATGATCGACGCATTGAAGTAATTAAATATATTGAGCAAAAGCATTTAGGTAAAACATCAAAGATATTAACTCTTAATACTTTATCTAGTAAACTTTGCATCAAAGAATGTGGAAAAATTGTCGGCGGTCTTTCCGAGACAGAGGTAAACGAAGTCAGCGATAATATTCCAAAACTATTTGGTCGAGTTTTTGAATTAGAAGAGGCTTATAAAGCTAACGATAAATTCAAAGCTTGGGTGGATCAGAATAAATTCGTTTTCGAAATAGGAAAGAAGATTGAAGGCTTGAACAAGAATACTGGCGTTCATCCTTCCGGTATCGCTATTTCTTATTACAAGATTGAAGAAGTCTGCCCAGTACAAAAGACTTCGGATGGCGATTTAGTTAGCGGCTACGATATGAATTATGTAGCTGAGTTGATGGTGAAGTTTGACGTTCTTGGGTTGAGGACTTTAACTGTGGTTAGTGAGGTTTGCAAGAGGTTAAATATACAAATGGCTTCTATTGATCCAGAAGATCCTTTTATTTATGAAAACTTGCAGGGTCTTAGAACTCCACAAGGATTATTTCAAATTGAAGCTGAAACTAATTTTAAAGTATGTCGTAAAGTTCAACCCAAGTCGCTAGAACAACTTAGTGCAGTGGTGGCTATTGCTCGCCCCGGTGCTTTGGACTTCGCTGATCAGTACGCTACATATTCTGCATCAGGAGTATTCCAATTAGTGCATGACTTCTTTAAAGATGAGCTTTCATACACTGGAGGTATTCCTCTCTATCAGGAGCAATTAATGAAGATGGCCGTGCGTCTTGGATTTACTCTTGATGAGTCTGAACAGTTGCGTCGAATTGTCGGTAAAAAGAAAGTGGATCAAATGCCAGCTTGGCAAGGCAAGATCCGTCAAAAAGTTACAGAGCAGAATTTAGACCCAGCAATTGGAGATGTGTTATGGAAGGTGGCTGAAGACTCAGCAAATTATTCGTTTAATAAATCGCACTCGATTTCATACGCTATTTTAGCTGCATGGACGATTTATCTTAAATTCAAATATCCACATGAATTTTTCTTAGCTCTTCTTCGATTGTCTAAATTTGAACCTGATTCACATCAAGAAATTAACAAAATATCTAAAGAGTTAGTATTCTTTGACATTAAGCTTTTGCCTCCTGATCTAGCCAAGTCATCTCTTGATTTCAAGATTGAAGATGGAAATATTAGATTTGGTTTGAATTCTATCAAAGGCGTTTCAGAAAAGACTCTTCAATCTCTTCAGAATTTTCGCGAAACAACTACTCCCACAAAATTCGATATCTTTATTTCTGCAAAACAAGCAGGAATTAATATAGGCGTGCTTTCATCTTTGATTCAAGCAGGAACTCTTGGCTCATACACTCATCGACGATCACGCTTGGTCCTTGAAGCTCAAGCTTTTAATGTCTTAACAGACAAAGAAAAGAAGTTCGCTTGTAGTGTCGGCCCAAAATACGATTATGATATCTTAAATATTATTAGTGAATGCGCGTTCAAAGCTCAATCTCTTAATGAAAGCGGAAAACCATTCATGAATGAAAAGCGTAAGGTCACATTCAAGAAAAAGTATGATGAGTATAAGAAAATCTACGAGCAAAACAAGAATTATGAAAAATTTGCAAACTGGGTCTTTGAAAACAGGTTGTTAGGATACACTCCAACAATTAGACTAAAGACAATTTTCCAACAATCTGAATGCACTTTCACAGATACGTTAGAGTTTCATTCTGCTTTTAAAGAAGACAGAATTAAAATGATTGGTGTAATAGATGACGTATATAAAGGAAAGACTAAAAAATCTAACTCTACGTTTTATCGTTTTCAATTAAAAGATGAAGTGGGCAGCATAAGTGCTATGTTTTTAGATGGTGGAAAACATCAGAGATTAACAGAATATCTTGAAGACGGTCTAAAGATACCAGAGAAAGAAAGTATTGTAGTTTTCACTGGCAGAAAAGGAGATGATGTGTTATGGATAGAGAACATAGGAATCTTAGACGAAAAGATCTACATGAAATTATCTGATATAGAATGAAAAATTTAAATCTTACTCCTAGAGCGCAAAAACTAATCAAAGAAGCTTATAAAATAGCTGTAGATTTCAAACACACAGAGATCACGCATCTTCATTTGTTTATAAGTTTTCTTAATCTTAGTCAAAGCCAAATAGAAGAAGCGTTTGGTAATTTTGGAATAGATTCTTTAAAAATAAAAAACAGTGCTATAAAATTTTTAAAAATCAACACTACAGCGCAAAAGAAAGCAGTAACTAGACCTTTATTATCTGAAGGCATAAAGACCATTTTTAAATGCGCCAAGAGTATATCTTCTAAATTTGATCATAAGTATATTGGTTTAGAACATGTATTTATAAGTTTATTTGAAGTGCCTGATCAAAAGTTTGAACTATACTTAATAGATTATAATTATGACTTTGTTAAAATAGTAGATTACGTTGAACAAAAGCTAGAAAACGACGACATGCTTCCAAGTGTTGAAGAAGAAGAAATAAATGTTCCTAATAAAGCGAAGCAAACCTTTGATATTAAGAAGTATAAAATCTTAAACACTTATGCTAACAATTTAAATACACAAGTAGTTAATGGAAAAATTAATAACTTACATTTAAATAAAGAACTAATACAAAAAATTTCAGAAGTCCTTTGCCGCAAAAATAAGAACAATCCTTTAATTGTTGGCGAAGCCGGTGTGGGTAAAACCGCACTTGTTGAATCTTTGGCTCAAGCAATAGTAAAAGGAGAAGCTTCGGATTTGCTTAGTCTTAAACAAATTTATAGCCTAGACATACCCATGATGATTGCTGGTTGTAAATTTCGCGGCGAATTTGAAGAAAAGATCAAGAACCTATTAAAAGAAATAACTGATGATCCATACATTATTCTTTTTATAGATGAAATTCATACTATTATTGGTGCTGGTAATCCAGAGAATGGAAACGACATGGCTAATATTTTAAAACCATATTTAGCTAGAGGAGAGATTAGCTGTATTGGAGCAACAACATTCGATGAATACAAGAAAACTATTTCAGACGATCCGGCATTATCTAGGCGTTTTCAAATTATCAAAATTGAAGAGCCGACAAAAGAACAAACTTTTAATTTAATTAAAAATATTAAAGGCGGATACGAGAGTTTTCATATTATTGATTTTACTGACGAAGTTTTACGCTTTACTATTAACAGTGCTGAGAAATATATTGAAGGAAGATTCCCTGATAAAGCTTTAGATATTATTGATCAAGTTGGAGCGAAAGTTAAATTGAAAAATTTTGTAAAATCCGCCGAGATGATCAAGATAGAAAAAAAACTCAGCAAATTTGTCGGCTCAAACGAACGAGTTAGCGAAAACAAAAAAATAGCTTCTTTAGAAACTCTTTTAGTTGAATATGAAGAATCAACAAAAAAGATGATAAACAATTGGCGAAATAATAAATATCAAATAACAAACTCTGATATTTTAGAAGTTATATCTGATAAAACAAATATTCCAATTGATGATTTAAAATTACAAGACTTTGAAAAAGTTAAATCTCTCAAGATTAAACTAAAAGAACAAGTCTTCGGTCAAGAATCTCAAATAGAACATATTTATAAATCTTTAATTAGGGTCAAGGCTGGCTTTCGCAACCCTAGCAAACCGATATGTTCTATGCTTTATGCAGGTCCAACAGGTGTTGGAAAAACCATGACTGCAAAAATTATAGCTGAATCTTTATTCATTAATAAAAATAATTTTATAACAATCGATATGTCTGAATATACAGACAAAGCGGCTGTAAATAAATTAGTTGGTTCTAGCCCCGGTTATATTGGATTTGATAAAGGAGGAGTTCTAACAGAAAAAGTTAGAAAGAATCCATATTCTTTGATTCTTTTCGATGAAATACAAAAAGCAGATGAAGATGTTTTGTATTGTTTGTTACAAATTTTAGAAGAAGGCAAGATAACAGACTCTTCAGGAAAAACTGTTGATTTTTCTAATTCCATGATTGTGATGACTACAAATATTGGTGCCGAAAGCATTAATCATTCTGCTATTGGATTTGGTAAACAAAAATCCAGTAAATCAGACGTATTATCATCAATTAAGAAACATTTTCCCGCTGATCTACTTAATCGAATCGATGAAATTGTTATTTTTGACGCTCTTGGTGAAGAAAACATCAAATCAATCATAGAAAAAGAACTTCAACTATTTAAAAACGATCTATCTAATAGAGACGTAACCATTAAATATTCTTCAGAAGTTACAAACCACATCTTTAGTAAGATTCAATTTAATAATTTTGGCGCAAGACAAGTTATCAAAACCATTCAACGTGAATTGCAAACTCAAGTTGCAGAAAAAATGCTAGATGCGGACAAGAAATTGAATTTAGAAATTTCTATCAAAGATGGTAATATTTGTGTAATTTAATTAGAATAAAACATTTTAATATTTCTACAGTATATGAATGAACATAACCCTATTTATGGTATAAATCCAAATCCGCCATCATCTAATGACACATTTGATTTTGTGATGCCAGACATTCCTGAACCACCGCAAAATGAAAAGCCAGAGCCTAAAGATAGAGATTCTGTAGGTTTTAAATTTGGCTTTATTGGTGCTGGTCAAGGTGGCGGAAAATTGGCTGAAACATTTTCTCAAATTGGTTATGCTCGCGTTGGTGTTATTAATACTGCCGATCAAGATCTTGCCACCATCAACGTGCCAAATAAAATGAAATTTGGTGAACAGCAAGGAGCAGGAAAAAACAGAGAATTCGCTAAACAGGCTTTTTTGAATAGTAAAGAAGATGTCGTTGATTTTATTAAGTCTTCTATCGGTACTGATATAGATCGTATCTTTGTAACAGTTGGTGCTGGCGGTGGAACTGGTGCTGGTGTTTGTTCTGAGCTTGTTAAAACGGTTAAAGAATATCAGAATACAATTAAAGCTGGTTCTCCTTATGTTGGTTTGATTCTAGCTCTGCCAAAGCTTTCTGAAGGTAAAAAGGTAAGCCAAAACGCTTATGAAACATTAAAAGAAGCTTGTGAACTAGTAGAACAAAAGATTGTTTCTCCTCTTATCATTCTTGATAACGAAAGAATCAATTCTCTTTATCCAAAATTATCTGTAAATAAATTCTGGCAAGTAGCAAATGCAAATATTTGTTCTTTGTTCCATTTGTTTAACAACATAATTACTAAAAATAGTCAGTATAGCACATTTGACACAAATGATTTCAGAACTGTTCTCGATTCTGGTATTATGGTTTTTGGTGCAGCTAACATTACTAATGTTAGTAGTGAATCCGAGATCAGCAAAGCAGTACGCGAAAATCTTAAGAGAAATGTTCTTTGCGGCGAGCTTGATCTTTCTACTGGTAGCACCGCTGCTGCTGTGGCTATTTGCGATGAAAAGACATTAGATAGTATTCCTCAAGAATACTTAGACAACGCTTTCAATCAATTGAATAGAACTCTTAAAACCAACAGTACAGTTCATCAAGGCGTTTATAAAGGAGTTAAAGAAGGTCTTTCTATATTTACCGCTATCGGAGGCATTGCAACTCCTGTTGATAAACTAGACGCTCTTCTAAAAGCTAGTCAATAAGTGTAATAAATTATATGTCTTATAATCAAGATCTACAATTTTGTTATTTCAATACTGGAACAACTATCACTCCAACAAGCGATAAAGATGTCTATATTGTTTCTGCATTAGCTTCGTTTAGCGGAGATTTTGGCACTGTAACTTTAGGCGCAAATCAATCTTTAAACCCCACTGTTCCAATTAAAATTTCTAGTCCAGTTGTTAGCGGAACGGCTAGAAGTTTGTTCTATTATTTCGAATAATTTGATTAGAAATATCGCAGGATACTAATAATATCCTGCGATATATGAATCTTCAGATTTACAAGCCCAACCCAAAGAATCAAGGTTGTGCAATTAGTTTTCAAATCTCACAAAAGCCAAACAATGAGCCTCAGTTTTATGTAAACTGTATCGCTCAACATTCTTGGAATGATCAGACCAAGACTGCATCATTCGCAGAAAGCAGAAATAATCCTTCAAAGACTATTGCTGTTAAGTTCAACGAATTTGAGCTTGGAGAAATGATCAACGCATTTCAACAAAAGACTTCTTATTCCGCATTCCATTCAAGCGAATCAAATAAGACACAAATTAAACTAGCTCCTTATGAAAAGACTAAGGGTACTGGCGATTACGCTGTAAAGTATACTGCATTCGGTATTTCTTTTATTAGAAACGGTGCTGACACTTTCAAGGTTCCACTAGAACCGGGAGAAGCTGTTAGGTTAATCGCTTTTATTAATAAGTTTTATTCTGTTCTGGACGATTCTCGGAAGATGATTCCAAAGACAGATCAAGCTCCAGCGCAAACGCCAGTACAAAAACGCGAACCAGTTCAAGAATCCGCTCCAAAGACTAAGAAGGTAGAGCCAGTTGTTGCTGATTCAGAAGAAATGGATTTCTAATGCGTAAAAAACGGGTTTTAATTCATAGCAACTTTTGTAAAATGTTTACCGGCTTTGGTAAGCATAAAAAGAATCTATTATCATATCTATATAATACCGGCAAATACGATATAATAGAATTAAGTAATGGATATACTTGGGAATCTGAACAATTAAAATTTGTTCCTTGGGAATCTTACGGTACGTTACCTAGCGATCCAGAGATTCATAAAGAAATAGCTATTGATGAAAGACGTAAAAATGCTGCTGGCTATGGAGCCGAAATGATTGATCATGCAGTAAAAGAATTAAAACCCGATATTTATTTAGGAATCGAAGACGTTTGGGCGTTCAATGGCTTTATAGAAAAAGAATGGTGGAATAAAATTCATTGCATCGTTCATACGACATTAGACAGTCTTCCAATACTTCCTGATGCGGTTAACGCCGCAGACAAGATAAAGAATTATTTTGTTTGGGCATCGTTCGCTGAAAAAGCGATGCATAAACTTGGTCACACTCATGTAAAAACCGTACATGGAACATTAGACGCTTCTTCTTTTTATCGTCTTACTGATGAAAATAGATTAAAATTAAGAAATAGATTTAAGCTATCAGATGAATACATTATTGGTTTCGTTTTTAGAAACCAATTGCGTAAATCAGTTCCAAATTTACTCGATGGTTTCAAACTATTTCAAGAAAATAATAAACAATCCAAAGTAAAACTTCTTTTACATACCTCTTGGAACGAAGGTTGGGATATATTAAAGCTTTTAAAAGAAAAAGAAATTGATACAAAAAACATATTAACTACTTATATATGTAAAAATTGCAACGCTTATAATGTAAAATCATTTTCGTCTCATGTTGTAAATTGTGATTTTTGTCGCACACAAAATAGCTGCGAAACCACCAATGTTAAAACAGGAGTAAATGAACAACAATTGAATGAGATATATAATCTTATGGATGTATATTGTCATCCATTCACTTCTGGCGGACAAGAAATCCCAATTCAAGAAGCAAAACTGACTGAATTAATAACTCTCGTCACTAATTATAGTTGTGGCGAAGATTGTTCCACAGAAGCTAGTGGAGGCTTTCCTCTTGAATGGGCTGAATACAGAGAGCCTGGAACTCAATTCATTAAAGCTTCTACATTGCCAACTAGCATTTTTTCTCAATTACAGCATGTATATAATTTACCATTAGAAACCAAGAAACTATTGGGTAAATCAGCAAGACAATTTGTAATAGATAATTATAGCATAGAAGTCGTTGGTAAGTTTTTTGAAAATTTATTCGATAGTTTTCCGCATGTAGATTATGTTTTTGAAAATAAAAAATTAAAATGCGATGCATTTTACGATCCAGATCCCAATTTACAAGATAAAGAATGGGTAGAATCTTTATATGACAACATCTTAACGAAACAAGATCCAGCAGGTGTCGTTCATTGGATGCAAAGATTAAAAGCTGATCTTAAAAGATCTGATGTATTAAATTATTTCAGAAAAGTAGCTTTGTCAGAAAATCAAAATTCGTTTTTAGATGAAATGCTTTCTTCTCTCAAAGAAAATAAAGATTCAAAAAAAATAGCATTTATTCAACCCAATGGAGTTGAAGAAATTATTATTGCCACATCTTTAGTAACTTCTATTAAGAAGACCTATCCTGATTATGATATTTATTTCTTCACAAGAAACGAGTATTTTGATTTAATAAATTCGCATCCTGATGTTAAAAAAGTCTTAAACTATTTTAATAAAATGGATGATCCGTTATTTTTCGAAGGCAAAGGAGCTAATAATAAATATTTTGATATAGTGTTTGCGCCATATCTATCTATTAATAATAATTACTTCAGAAACGCAGAAGATATTATTCAATATAACATATATGAATCTAACTGAAAAAATGGCTTTAGATTGCGGAGTTAAAATCTCCAAACCTTATCTTGATAAATATTTTCTGCCAATCAAAAATGATAATTATATAATTATCGACACAAGAAGCAAAAACGATACTGGTGAATATGATTATTTTAATGATGTCCTTGATCTTATTAAAGATTACTTAAAAGAAGCTAATATAGATGTTTTTCAACTAGCAACCGAGAAAAATAATAAACTTGCTTGCAGTAAATGCTACATAACGATAAACAAAAAACAAGAAAACTATTTGATATCGAAAGCTAAACTGTTAATTTCTAATGAAAATTATAGTTTATACATCGCTTCTGTTTTTAATGTAAAATCTATTGGTTTGTATTCTATATTTAATCCAAAAAACACACAACCAGTTTGGAATCAAAATTCTCAAATAATTTTAGAATCTGACAGAGACGGTAACTTACCTTCATACGGAAGCTTAAAAGAAACTCCAAAAACAATTAATTTAATCAGCCCTTATGTAATCGCTAAAAACATATTAGATAATTTAAATATTAAAAATGATCTTCATAGATTTGAATTGGTCAGTCTTGGTAATAGTTTTAATCAAAAAATCGTAGAGATTGTTCCAGATTTTATATCTGGAGAAGATTTCATGAAAGGGCGATCAATAAATTTACGACTAGATTACATAAAAAATTTAAATGTTTCTGTGTTTAATTATTGGATGGCTAATAGAAAAGTAAATATTATCACAGACAAAGATATAAACATAAATCTTATAGCTCCTCATAGAAGCAATATCATTCTTATGACTATAATGATGTCAGAAAACATATCTGAAAAATTCTTAAAACACTGCAAAACGATAGGTCTTAAATTAAAAATATTTTGCGACGACAAAGAAAAGCTAAATGAATATAAATTTAAATTTTTAGATTGGGACATAAATAAAGATTTTGAAAACGACTCGGCTTTGGAAAAGCTGCCAACAATTTCAGAGAAGTCTAAATTCATTAGCTCTAAGATTTTAATATCCAAAGGGAAACAATTTTCCTGCAAGGCCAATCATACCTTGAACAAACACCTTGACAATTCAGACGAATGTGTTATTCTCTCAAGAGAGTTCGAAAAAGAAATCGAATTCTTTAAAATCTACAATGAGCGAGAAGAACCCACATCTAACACCCCAATCGCGTAATGCATGGGGTCTAATTCAAGGAATAGATTACAAGACAAATGAAGACGGCTCAATCAACTGGCGAGCAATGGTTAAACCAGAGCATCTATTTCCTAATAGAGGCTGGTTTGAATCGCGCAAACAGCAGATGCCAACTTCGATTGAAGGTCTTGCTGACAATCAACTTCTTATCAAGCTGTCTGGTATTAAAGAACTTGCAAAACTACGAGGTTATACAAGCGTAAAATACGATGTTGTTAAATGTGAAGCGTCTTATGTCGCCATTAAATGCGGTATAACATGGATTTCAAATTATGAATCAGAACATGAAAGCTACTACGAAGATATCGCAAACGCTACAGTCAATAACACTTCAGATTTTGCTGTCAAATTTTTGGAGACGATTGCAGCTAATCGTGCATTCGTTAGGTCTGTAAGAAACTTTCTAGGCGTACATATCGTAGGTAGCGATGAAATCGATGCTTCTAAGAAGGGAACCCCTTCAGTATTTGAAGATGATAATGAAGTCGCTCTTCCTTCTTCTCAAGGCATGTTAGAAAAGACTGCCAAGAATTCTGGACTCAGTAATTTTGAAGAGTTTCAAGATTACCTTCGAAACGCTTGGAAGCTTGGCGTTTATAAGAATGCCGAAGCTAAAGTTTGGACTTGTTACAATGATATTCCCGCAAAAGAAGCTAGAATTTTAATGTCAATGTTAAAAGATAAGTAATATGTATAAAGAAGTTCTACAAATAAACATTAAGAAACTTTCTGATAATGCAATAATCCCTACTCAAGGGACGAGATTTGCTGCTGGATATGATTTGTATGCAGCAGAAGACGCTTTAGTTAATAAAGGCTGTAGAAAGCTAATCAAGACCAATATCTCAATGGAGATCTTTCCCGGTTATTATGGACGCATTGCTCCTCGATCTGGTTTGGCTTATAAAAATGGCATTGATATTTTAGCTGGCGTTATTGATTGCGATTATCGTGGAGATATTGGGGTTATTCTTTATAATACAGATGATAGTGTTGATTTCTTAGTAAAAAAAGGAGATAGAATAGCCCAAATAATTTTTGAATCTTGTTATACAGTTAATTTTAATGAGAGAAAAGATTTATGTAACACATCGAGAGAGAACAGTGGTTTTGGATCTACAGGCGTATGAACGATAAACATATTAAAAAGATAATAGATAAACAATTTAAAATTGCTAATTTAGATATAAAATACGAAGATATTTGCAATAATCAAGTACCAAATTGGTATCAGAAGTATACATATTCCCCAGAAGAGAATGAGAAGTGGAAGAACTGGACGATGAAGTATATGCGCGAAAAGATGAAGCTTACCAAAGATAAAGCATTGATAGAGACGGCTTGGATTGATTTGAATTTTGGACTTAAAACTTCAACTCGTTCTATAAAAAACAACAAGAAGAAGTGAAAAAAAACAAAGATTTAGGTCTATTGGATCTTTGTAAAGTTCTTGATACTGATTATATAGATTATGGAGGAAAAATATCTCGCTGGGCTGATCCTGATGCTGAGTACAATGATTGTAGCGGCGGGTGTAAGCATTTTATTCCTTTATACAATCAGAAATATAGAGATGCAGACTTTGATTACGGAGTCTGTGCAAATAAAAAAAGTAAAAGATGTGGACTACTAACTTTCGAACATCAAGCTGGTTTTGGATGTTTTGAAGTAGAAAAGCTTAGGTGAGGTGGCCGAGTCTGGTTTATGGCAGAATTCTACTAAAATTCCGTACTCCAAAAGAGTACCGAAGGTTCAAATCCTTCTCTCACCGCCAATTTAAATTGTCCGATGGTGTAACGGTAGCACAAAAGACTTTGACTCTTTTTGTATAGGTTCAAATCCTGTTCGGACAACCATTTTATAACGCAAGAAGTAGATACCATATTAAACAAATTAATTTAATCAATCAAAACTATAGAAAAAAACATATATGTCTTACTCACAATTAGGTCAAGATTTAGAAGTTATTAAAACATATAATAACAAAGAAAATGGATTTTTTATTGAAATCGGCGCAAGCGATGGAATATATTTTTCAAATACATATTTACTTGAAACAAAATATAAATGGCGCGGAATTTGTTGTGAACCTATTCCTCACAATTTTAAAAAATTAGTTGAAAATAGACCAAACTCTATATGTTACGATAAAGCAGTATATAATAAGAGCGGGCTAACACTTAATTTTGATATAATAAATTATTGGGATGTATTGTCTGGTATATCTGATCACATCGATCCTGCTAAATCTTATACAGATAACGATAAAAATACTATTCAAGTTCAAACAATTTCTTTGTTAGATGTGTTAAATAACGCGAACGCTCCATCATTTATTGAATATATGTCATTAGATACAGAAGGGTCTGAATTTGAAATCCTTAAAAATTTTGATTTTGAAAAATATACCTTTGGATTAATCGATGTAGAACATAATCACATTGAATCGAGAAGGACTGAAATTAAAAATTTATTATTATTAAAAGGATATATCTATAAGGGTGAAAATCAATGGGATGATATGTATAAGCATAATTCTATTTGAATTTACATTTTAAATCTATAAAGATATATAAAAAATTAAAACAACAATATGAGTGCTGGTAAAGGCGATAAACCAAGGAATTGTTTTAGCAAACAATATAAAGAAAATCACGATTCAATCAATTGGGGACGCAAGAATACAAAAAAAATTAAAAAAGGCTCCAATAGTGAACGATAATGTTTCAAATATACATAGAGCGGTGAACGTCTTTACCTTATCTGATAAAGATATTAAAAAATACAACCTAGTTAAAATAGGCGAGTTGTTTAAAAAAGATGATTATCTATTACTGTACGACGATCAATACGTTAAAATTAGTGACGGTAATCTTCTTTTAAAATTTAAAATAACAAAAGAAAACTCCGTGTATAGAAAAAAGTAATAGCGGATAATTTTTATATTTTCTTTTTATCATTATCTGTGTAACAACAGATATGACTTTCAAGCTACCAATATTTATTATATTGGTTTTTTTATTTACTGGATGTTTTTCTACAATCAAGCCTTCTAAACAAATCGATGACAATCAAAAGATTATCGCGAAAGAAGAAAAAAAAGTAGATAACACTTTAGTAGAAATCGAAAAGAACGACAAAGGTAAGAAAATACAAACCTCTGGGCTTTCAATCGGCATTCAACATTCTTTAAATCAAGTTACTAATGCTCCTGTGCAAGTAGACACGGCATTAAAATTGAACGAAAGAGTTATTTCCATTGTCGGTTCGCCTCACATAGACGAAACAAAAAGAATTAAAGCTACAGTAGATCTTTTAAACTCCGCTTTAGTTGAAGAACGTAAAAAAGGCGAAGAGTTATTAACTCAAAGAGACGAACTAATAAATAAACTTCAAAAAGAAAAATCAGAATTAAATCAAAAATACGACGATCAACTCTGGCAACTAACCGATAAAGCTAAAGAAGTAGCCAAAGAAGCTGATCAAAATAAAGCTGTATTAGATTCAATGAGCGGAATGTTTGGTCTTAATGCAGTATTTTGGGGATTAAAGAAATTTATTGTTAGCGCGTTAACTGCGATATTAGTATTTGTTGTAGTATTCGTTCTTCTTCGTTTATTGGCTACGGTTCATCCTGCTGCCGCCGCTGCATTCTCAATATTTAATATGTTGGGATCTGCAATCATATCTATTCTTAAAGCTCTTACTCCCAAAGCTTTTGAAATGTGTGATTTCGCAACAAAAGATAAGGTTGATGAATTTAAATCTCCTCTTGTTAAAATTGTAGATGTTATTCAAGAATTGAAAGTAAAACAGAAAGAATCTCCTGATAGAGTATATCCATTAAATGAATTACTAAAACGTTTCGAGAAAGAAATGGATAGCGATGAAAAAGATTTAATAGATAATATATTAAGAGAACAAAAGTGGATCAAATAACCGGCAATATACTAAAAAATACCGGAGAACTTTAAAAAATCTATTTTATTTATTTTAGTGTAATCAGTTATGACACAACTGATTATATGAATACAAACGACGTACACGTTATATCACAACAAGTATTAGAATCAACTGGTCAAGATTTGACCGGCAAATATGTTTGGTTATTTATTATTGGACTTGTAGCATTAATGTTTAAGTCTAGTATCGAAAAACTTGCCGCAGCTTTATTCATGTTTGTTGGAAATGATTATAAAGAAGATGATGTCGTTTATGTAGATGGTAAACCTGGAAGAATAGTTAGAGTGGGTTTAACAAAGACCGTATTCTTCATATACGATGTTGTTGACGGAAAGGTTTTGGGCGGCAGCAAACTAGTCGTCCAAAACGAAAGACTAGCATCATTAAATATTGAAAAGCCTCTTGCTAACTTAGATCTAAGTAGATTTAAAAAACAAGACTAAAATGGCAATTAATATTTTCACTCATATCCGCCGCAATTTATATGATAATGTCTACAATTGCATAGTTAAAGATAAAGTTAATATAAACGAAAGAGATGAGGATACCGGCAACCCTCCTCTTATCGTAGCCGTGTCAGAAAACAATAAAGAAATTGTTGAATTATTATTGAATCATGGTGCTGATGTTAATTGTAAAGACTGGACAAGTAAAAATACAGCACTTGATATTGCAGAACAAAAAGGGTTTTTATCAATTGTTGATACTCTTCAAAAACGTGGCGCAAAATACGGCAGTGGTAGCAGTTTTCATTTAGCCGCTAAAAATGGAGATATAGTCTCTATCGAAGAGATGTTGAACAAAGGACATACTTTAAATGAAGTTGATGCCGCAAAAGGCTGGACCGCTCTGCATTACGCGGCTCACTACGGACAAAAACATCTTGTAGAATATTTATTAATCAAAGGTGCAGATGTTAACGCTAAAGACTTCTTAGGAAAGAATAATCCAATAGACGTATTAGCTTTAGGTAATAGAGGCGAAATAGTAAGAATATTAACTAAAGCTGGCGCAAAATCTTCTGGCGGTTCAAGCCTTCATTTTTGTGCTGAAACAGGAGATTTTGAAGGTGTTCAAAAGTATTTTGATGTTGATGGTCGCATAAACGGTAGGGATGAAAAAAATGGATGGATGCCTATTCATTATGCCGTTAACGCTAACGATATAGAAATGGTCGAGTTTTTGATATGTTTAGGAGCTAATGTTAATGGAGCGGATTTTAAAGGCGAAATAGCTCCATTAGATTTGGCTTTTAAAACCGGCAATATTAAAATGCAAACACTGCTTCAATTAAAAGGAGCAGCAAGAAAGAAAAAAATCGACAATGGAGGCAACGGTAAAGACGTTACAATTCACATCAGCGAAGAATTTAAAAAACAAATGCAAGCTTATATTGATAAAAGAAATGAAGAAGAAGATAAATTAAAAAAAATACACGAAGAAGAAGTCGCAAAAGATCCAAAGAAAAAAGATAAAAAAACAATCAACTGGAAAGAATTTTTAAAAAGCAAAAACAAAGTCGTCGAAGAAAAGAAAATCGAAGAAGTTAAAAAAGTCGAAGCTCCGAAACCACTTAAAAAAATAATAAATCAAGTAGCAGCTATTGATGCTGAAGTTAAATCTAGTCGTCTTGAATTGGACAAAATACAAGATGGCTATATTTTTTTCATGGACATAGTTGGATATAGTAAAAAAACCACTGATGAGCAGAGAAAATGCTTTAAAGATTTGGGCGAAATAGTTAAATCAACTATACAGTTTAAAACCGCAAACGCACTTGAAAAATTAATCGTTCTACCGACAGGAGATGGAATGATTCTCGGATTTTTTACTTATCTTGAAGACGCTATCAATTGTGGCATTACCGTAGCAAAAGCTGTAAAAAATAGACCAGATTTAGAAATGAGAATGGGTATTCATTGTGGCGATGTTTGCCCGCTTGAAGATATCAATGGCAATTTAAACATTAGTGGCGATGGAATTAATTATGCACAAAGAGTAATGGATTCAGGAGAAACTAATCATTTATTAGTTAGTTCTGATGTTGTAGCTAAATACGATAGGCCAAATTATGTATTAGTCGAAGATCTTGGCGACGTTACTGTTAAACATGGAGTTATTATGAGATTATATAGCTTATACGCATCTGACTTTGGAAACAAAGCGTTTCCAACTTCTAGGGTTAAAAAAACAGAATCAACACCTAAAACAATATGAAAATGGCACCTTTAACAAGACAATACCATCCAAGTATTGTTGATACTAATTTAGATATATATAAAGTAAAAGATAGAGTTATGGCCGCTCCAATAAGCCCCACTCCAGACCCTTTTCAAGTGACTGACATACTTGGCTCAAACAGGATCAATGAAACTAAAATTAAAATAGTAGTTTATAACTCTAAAGGTCTTTTTTATTTTATATAGACTTAAAAAATACTAAAATTTAACATTAAAAAAACAACGCTCCCAAAGCTCTGTTTCTAGTGTAAAAAACTACATGTCAGACAAGTACGAAAATAATAGTTACGATGCTGTTCTCTCAAGAATGGAACAAAAATTAGATACTATCTCTGACAATATAGACGATATTAAAAAAAGCCACAAAGACTTAGAAACGCGAGTCGCTGGCCTTGAGTATTTTAAATATTATTTAGCAGGAATAGTTGCGGCGGTTTCAGTTGGGGCTAATTATTTAATGAACAAAATAAAAGGCGTTTGACGAAAAAAACTTGTTGACTTCTCGCTAAAATGGTGTAAAATCATACACCTATGATTAAGTCATTTAAGTTATTCATCGTATCGGTTCTAGCCTCAGTCGCAGTTTTTGCTGCGGATGCCGAGGAATCAACAATCAACGCCAGTATTAACGCTGGTTACAACAACCACTACATCGTCAATGGTCTAGCAAAGACTGGCGGATCAGCATTTGCTGGTTTCGATATTGGAAAGACCTATTTTGGTGTAGATGCTTACGTCGGTGGTGTCGTTCTTCCTAATTCTAATAACATCGACGAATCTCATTGGAAGGTGGGTGTTGGCAAGGCTCTAAAGATTACCGAAAAGTTCTCCCTTCGCGGTGATTTGCAAGTTCTTCGCCATCAAAGCTCAATTCTTGGAGGTCGTAATTCCACTGAAATCGCTCCAAAGATTGCCTTGGTAAATCCATATCTAACTCCTTATATCCGTGGTTCACATGACTTTAACCTTGGTCAATCAGGTTATATCGTTGGTGTTGAACGCCCAACCGATGTGTTCGGCTGGTTCACTGTTACTCCTGCTGTCGAGTATGGTAAGTTTACTGATTATGATGTCGTAGCAGCCAAGATTGGTGTTTCTCGCACTTTCTTTAATCACCTTCAACCTTATGCTGAAGTTGGATATTATGACAATAATTTTCAGTCTTCCAAGTATAACTTCGCACGCCAAGAGTTCAGCGGTGATGTAGTTGCTATTGCGGGAGTTCGCTGGAACTTCTAATAGTGAACGATATTTAGTCAAATATACCGTTAACGAAAGTTAGCGGTTTTTTTGTGTTGACAATTTTGATTTTTCTGCTATTTTCATAGTATGTCAAGTTATTCTAATCAAATAACCACTTTACTTTTAGATTCTTCGTTTATGCCTTACACCTTTTTAACGGGTAGGGCTACATTCTTGCATTTAATAAAAAATAATATCAAATGCTTTGATGCGAGCGAAAATCTAATAGATAACAATCTGCAATGGATTTCTAATCAGGGAATTGATTTTCACGAAGATCAACCTTTTTTAACTTCTAAAGATAGAATTTGGTTTTTACCCACTACCGCTGTTATCAAAGCTTCTTTTTATTCAAAAAGAAAAAAAATGCCTCGCACATTGAGTCTTCAAAAATTATGCATTATTTTTGATTATACTTGTCAAATTTGTTACGATCAATTTGATAAAAAAGATATGACTGTGGAACATATCTTTCCACGCTCCAAAGGTGGAACTAAAGAAATAGAAAACATCACGCTTACCTGTGCGCGGTGTAATCAAATAAAGAAAGACTTATATCCATTTTTAGACAATAAGAATCGCGATATAAAATCTGTTCCAATGCCTATTCCCGTACTCCCTAACAAGCCAGTAAAAAATAGAGAAGAATGGCAAAAGTATTTTATTTATAAAAAAATATGAACGTATCTGAATTCGAAAGAAATAAACCAGTTAATACTTTTAGAAAAATAAAAGAACTCGAAAAACTAATTAAAGAAGAACAGATAAAAACCGAAAATCTTTACGCCAATCGTATCGCCACTCTTGACACGATGCTAAAATCCGTGCATGATCTCATGGAGTCGTTTAAAAAAGGCGAATAATGAGCTATCTATCGACAAATATACCAACTCAGTTAGGATACTTAGATACTTCTTTTCTTACTGACAGTGCGCCAAGAACAACAGGAAAATTTATTCCTGTAGAAATATTTTCTATAGTATCTATACCTCGACGATGTTTGATGTTTAATGTCATGAGTGAATACGGCGCACAATTTGCCAGAGTGCCTATTCATTATCTTTTCAATAGTGAACAACCTATCACCAAATATGAGTTAGACTGGTTGCAACTATGGGATACTTATAGTTATTATTTTACAATTCAAAGATTTGAATATTTAAAAAATAGCAGCGCATATATTTATCTTAAAGATAAGAGAATGCATGTTGCAAAATATCTATTCACAATTGATTGGTGCAATGGTGAAGATTATAATTTAGGCTATTCTGAAATATCTGCTGGACATAAATGCGCTCATATTTTTTGGGGCGAAGGCGGACAAATGTTCGCTCAACCAAACAATAGAATAATTTTTAGAGATGGTGGAGCATGGATATCTAGCAAACTTCCTGTAGAAGCGAAAACGTGGAAACCGTTTTCTAAAGAATTTTCCTGTGAAGGTCTCGCTCACAAGTGGACCGCAGGGGACGCTGAATTAATGTATTATGAGTTTCAATCCGAATAACCCAAGATTAAGTAAACCAGAATATGGATGTTATATCGCTCTTTCCGCAAGATCGCGATCTGAAGATCCTCACACACAAGTAGGCGTTGCGCTATTCGACCAAGAATGGCGAACAGTGTCTACTGGCTTTAATGGATTCGGTCCCGGTTTTTTACCAAAAGAAGATGTTTTTAAAGATCGCGAAACTAAATCTTGTTTAATTAATCATGCCGAAATCAATGCTATTTTATATGCATCTCGTCAACCGCACTACGCTTGTATGGTTTACAGCCCGTGTGTTCATTGCGCCAAAACCATTGCGGCTTCAAAAATAAAAAATGTTTATTTCATTCAACAATATATAAAAGGCTCGGTTCAAGAACCTGATTTAAAGTACCAAGAAATATTTAAATTTTATGGAATAAACAACATCCAATTGAATAATAAGAGTATCGAAAAAATCTTGCATTGGGTCAAAAAAGACCAAGATTTTTTACAAGCTCTATATGTCAAACCATAAAAAAATAGTTGAAGATTCCGCTGCATTTTTTAATAAAGAGGTTGACAAGGTTATTTTAAAAACAACGAGAGCAAAAACAGAAAAAAGCAGATTAAAATATTTGAAACAATTGATAGCGTTAAAAAACAGAATAACTTTAGAAGTGAAAATGTTGGGAGATCTCGATAATTTTTGAAATCACCCCTTGACAGCCTCAAAAAATCTGCTAAAGTGAGTTCGCGTAAATAATTGCTAACATGAAGATAAAAATTAGTGCTACTATTAATAATAATATTCACTTCGTTAGTTTTAGTTATACATCACAATAAAAAATATGAGTAATACCACAGATAAGCAATCAGATTGGAAGAATCGTGAAGTTGGTGCACTTTGGAAGAAAGCAGCCGCTAATGGAAAGAGTTCGTTTTGTACTGGCTATATCATTTCTGATGAGCTAGGAAACAAAGTGAAGCAACGAGTAATCATGTTCAGTAATAAGACGAAGAGTAATGAGAAGTCGCCAGACTTTATTATTTATTTGTCTAACGAGCAAGAGAACGGCGAAGCTACTACAGCACCAGCGAAGGCAAAGACTGCACCACCTAAGCGAGTACCGCAACCAGCGTCTGTTGAAGATGATGATGGTATTCCAATGTGAATGAGCGAAGCCCCCAGAAATGGGGGCTTTTTTATGATAACTTTAGAAACGTATCAACCATTCAACAACTCTAAAGACTTCGAAAGAATCTATTTTCAATCGGAATCTTCTTTGTTTTTGTATTATAAAGATCTTAATTTTTTTAAAAATTCAATACTTAAATGCGCCATATCCAATAAAACGATAGAATTATTCTATAGAGAAAATAAGCTTATAGGATATTTTATTTATGAGATAAATAAACAAACTATCCATATTCATTTTTATTACATCTGCCCTAAAAATAGAAACAGGAAATATGGCAGACAGTTTAGAAATCTTTTGTACAATAAATTACAAGATAAATTTCAAAATTTAAGGTTTTCTATAAATAAAAAAAATCACGCTTCTATAAATGCGGCAAAAAAAACTTGTTTAAATTTGAATTTAAAAATAAATTATTTGAATGATTTATGTTTGCATTCAAGACAATTTCACTTTTTCGCAGAAAAGTCTTTGACATCTTCCGAAAAGCTGATATCGTGATCAAGATGAAATATGGACTCGTTTGCATTTCTGAACTTTTGCGGGATAAAAATCCCGAATTAGCGTTCAAAACCATGACTCGTACTCAGTTCCTTAAAAAGGATCGTGACGAATCTATCGCTGAACTTTCTCGCCGCATCTCTCATAACCTTACGGTTACGATTGAAACACTGAAGCATTGTAAAGAAGTAGGTATCAAACATTATCGCTTGTCTTGCAAACTGTTTCCTTTGGTTACTGATCCTACTCTTAAGATTCAAGTTGAATTGCTTCCTTACTGGAGTATTCTTGAGCAAAAGTTGATGGAGATTGGCCGTGTATCTCGCGAACTAAATATTACGATGTCAATTCATCCTGATCAGTTCGTGGTTCTTGGATCTAATTCTGATGATATCTGCACTAAATCCATAGCGGAACTTAATTTTCATGCTTGGGTTTTAGATCAAATGAAGATGCCGCAAACTCATCAATGTCCTATTAATATTCATCCTAGTTTATCTAATTTTGAATCTGCTGAGAAGTTTGTTGACAAGTTTATTCTTAATTTTTTCCGTTGCGATATGGGAGTTCGCAATCGCTTAGTCTTGGAAAACGAAGATAAAGGCTTCTGGACTTGCAGTAATCTTTATGATTATTTTCATAACTATATGAAACAAACTTATAGTTTTTACTTTCCTTTGACTTATGATAACTTGCACGATACTGCCAACCCAAGCATCTTGCCTGATGGTTCTGTCGTATCTTTTAAAAATAATTTCATGCGATTTTTTCAGACTTGGGATTTTCCCCCGGTATTTCATTGGTCTGAAGCTGAAGTTGGTACAAAAAGGAATCACGCCAAGAACCTAACTACCGCTCCTCCTGATATGGGTCTTGATGTTACTTGGGAGATCGAAGTGAAAGGCAAAGACAAAGCTTTCATTCATCTAATCAAGCGTCTTCATAATTGAAAAATACGCTATTCATATATATTATTAATACATGAAAAATGTAACAATTAAGATTGGAGATAATGATCTTGAAGTATTGAAGGACATCTTTAAAAGCGAAGCTGATTTCAAGCCTCAAGCTCAACAAGACTTGCTTATTATTGAAATCCTTAAGCAAGTTCTTAATAATCCTAAGAACGAAATTATAGATATCGAAGCATGAAGTTTATTCTCAACATAGACGGCAGCAATGCTGGTGGTAAATTCTTGGAAAACTATGTTGGGCAAGAAGTAAATATTGATTCTTTGTATAAGGATATTGATATTAATTCGCCGCCGCTTGCTATTCTTAAGACTGAAGACGGCAAACAACATAGTGTACAATTAATAGACGTAAGGTTTATTAATGAATTTGTTTTTATACAATGTTTTGCTATTCAACATGACGATAAACAAGGCGGCAAAGCTTTACTAAGGCTAAAGCCAGTTTGTGGGTTAGAAAAAGTAATAAATCCGTAATTTTAAAGCGAGTATAGCTTAGTGGCAAAGTTCCAGTTTTCCAAACTGGCAAGGGGGGTTCGATTCCCCCTACTCGCTCCACTTTATGACTCATAAATTTGCAGTAATTGTAGATAAAAAATTCTACAATCAGATACAAAACAATTCTGATTTCTATTTGCGCGTTTTAGTATTAGACGTTATACGAGCGTTAGTACCCAATGAAGAAAGCGTAGATAAATATAGCAGTGATATATTTTATAAATGCGCCAAAAGTATTTCCAATGAAGTAAGAATGTTTGAAGATGAAAAATCAGTTATTTTTTATCTTGAATTAAGTAGTGCATACCTTGATGATTTTTTTGAAAAACCCCTTGACGATTTCGAATAAATCAATAAATAGTGTATTATATAGTATATCCTACACTACCCGAGTAATCGGAGGATGAAAAATCGATTTTTAGCGGCAATCGCTAAATAGGTGCGTTTACGCATCGTCCCTTTTTCGAGTAGTGTCGGAAAGGGGATTTTTATGAAAATATGTAAAATATGTAACACTACAGAAGATTTAATAGGATTTAGAAAAGACAGAAAAATCTGCAATGATTGTTTAAAGAAACAAAAAATACAATTTTATCTTTCAAATCACAAAGAAAGCAGAGAAAAACAAAAAGAATATAGAGAATTAAACAGAGATAAGATCAATGCTCAAAAGAGAGAGCATTATCAATTAAATAAAGAGCGATTAATAAAAAATTCTTCTGATTATAAAAAGAATAATAGAAAGAGATATAACGACTTAAAGATCAATAGAAAAAAGAATGATCCATTGTATAAATTAAGAATTACTGTTAGTGAAAGAATAAGACAAGCTTTAAAATATCATCTAGCAGGTATATACAAAAAGAAAGATTCTACTATAGAATTATTAGGTTGTAGTATTGATGAATTAAAAAATCATTTACAAAATCAATTCAAAGAAGGCATGACTTGGCAAAATCACGGTGAATGGCATATTGATCATATAATTCCATGCGCGGCTTTTGACCTATCAAATAAAGAAGACTGTTTAAAATGTTTTAATTATAAAAATTTACAACCACTTTGGGCGCATGAAAATCTTTCGAAATCCGACAAAATACCCATTGACAGGCTTCAAGAAATCGCCTAAAGTCTTCGCGTATGAAACTGAATATTGCTGACAGGATCGTTGCGACTTCGCACGATTTCCCCACCGTAAACTGTACGATTGATCCAGAAGATATGAGGTACATTTCCTCTCTTCTGCGAAACAATTATTCGAATACAATTTTAGCTACCATTCGTGAGCCTTATGCGAATGCAGTTGATGCTAATAAAGAAAATGGATTATCGCCAGAACTTATTGAAGTCAAATCCCCAACCTCTCTTGATCAGACTTTTTCTGTTCGTGATTTTGGTCCCGGTTTGAGTCGCGATCAAATTTTTAATCTGTATAGTAAGTTTGGTAAGTCTACAAAGCGCGATTCTAATACAAACATTGGAGGATTTGGAGTCGGACGCTTCGCGCCTCTTTCTTACAAAGATAGTTTTACTGTTACTTCTTATTATAATGGTATTCAATCTATCTATAGCCTTTATATTTCTGAAGAGAATGACACTAAGATTGATGAAGTATTCTTTGGGCATACTACTGAATGTAATGGTATTTGTATTTCTGTCGGAGTCGCGAATGCTGATATAAATAAATTCAACGAAGAGATCGCTTCATTCTTTAGTAATTTTGAGGTTCTTCCTACGTTCCTCAATATTCAAAATCACATTGTCAAGCCTGAGATTGTCGCTTCTGGTACTGATTGGCAGATTCGTAAATCTGATAACAGTCATAATTATTATTCAGTTGGCGAGCAGGGTGTTGTAATGGGCGGCATTTATTATCCTATCAATCCTGAACTGGTTGATTTTAAGAGTGACGATGGTTATGCATGGACTAAGTATCTTAATAAGCTTGTTTTTGTTGCTGATATTGGATCTGTTTCGCTGCATCACTCACGCGAAACACTTGAGTATAATAAGACTACCAAGACTTATTTGAAGTCTCGTTATCAAGCTTTCTGTAAAGAGTTTACGGATTCGATTAAGAATAAGATCGCGCAATTTGATTGTTTGCGTGATGCTATGAGTTGTTATTTTGATATTAAACATACTTTTCCTCGAAACGTTTTTGACCAACTTCAAGATCAAGATGTTTTTGTATTTAAAGGGTATAAAATTGATACTTATACTTTTAATCGTGGCAGTTACGAAGAAAACGGTAGGGCTACTAGAATTCCTGTTTATACTAAAACTTATACTCTATCTGGTGATCGCGTAATTATTAGTAAATGCTATACTGTTCCTAATGATAAAAATTATTATATTGTATTTAATGATTTACCAAATAATACTAAAGTTGTTCCTCGCCTTTATGAATTAGCTAAAAAATATAAAACCATAATCGTTATCGCTCACGATGAATCAATCGTTAGTTCCGCTACTATTAATGGCGTTGATAAGTTCAAAGAAGTTAATCGATTTGATCTTGTTAAGTCTGGTTATTGTAATCTAAGTGAATTGACTGCTGTTAAGCTTCCTTCTAATAAGAAAGCTTCTACCATTCCATATACGCCTAGTTATTTTTACAAGGTTGATGGCCGCATTCTTCATTCTTCAAATTCTTATTCTCAAGAGATAAACGATATCTCTATTGTTAAACTTTATTTTCCTATTTCTAATGGTAAACCTATCAATCAGTATTCGCATTTTTATTATGAAAAGAATAAACTCAATACTCATTTTTTAAACGATATAACCAAATTGTTTAAGATCAGTGTTTATGGAGTATCAAATAATATAGTCATAACTAGTAAATTTAAAAGCCGCACTGACTTCATTGACTTTAATAAGTATATCCAAGATAAATGGGACAATTGTTCTTATGAAGTTAAATCGTTGATTCTTGAATATCTTTCTTGCAAGACTGATGACGCTTATAATATTATGACTTTCGTGTCTATGGTTGGAGACGTTGTTACTTATCAGAAATACGATTACAAGGTAAAATTTTGTTCAGAACTTCTTAAGAAAGCGGACGCGCTTATATTTGCCGAATTTATTAAAACTTGGCGGCATCCGTTGGAAGCTCTTAAAATTAATATGTCCCACGACAACGAAACTCCAGTTTCTATTTGTGGAAAATATTTAAAAGAAGCTGCCGAAGAAATTTATAAAAATTATCCAATGCTTAAAATTCATTCCGATCTTTACCATACTGATCGCAATAAAAATGAAGCTGAATTTAAGGCATACATTTCCTTCATCAACCAGCAGAATTCGGTTGACTTTTCGAAAATTTGAGTTAGCATAGTTGAACAGTTAAGGTGTAAAAAATATTATGAACAAGCCAGCATACATTGTCACCAGCAACGCAATCACGGTAATTTGGGAAGGTCGCCCGTACATGGTGAATACGGATAATCCCAATTATACTGGATTGAAGAACGCTCTGCTTAATGCAGAATACGACAGTATTGGTCGATTTCTTGATATCAAGAAGCAGATCGAAGACTTCTCGCATAACAGCATTAAGATTGTTTCTGAGAAGGTTTATTACGGCAATTACGAACTGAAGGGTTTTGTAATTGATAAGTTGCTTGAGTTTTTGCGCTCAGGAGCTAAGGACGCTCAACCTATTCTCAATTTTATTGAGAAGCTTATGTTCAATCCTAGCAAGAACAGTGTCGATCAGTTGTATACTTTTCTTTCTTATAAGACTTTGCCATTGACTGAGACTGGCAATGTTATTGGATATAAAGGCGTTGATGCTGATTATTATTCAAAGCATGGTAATACTAATACCATTGTTATCACTGGTACTGTAAATAAGAATGGTTGTATTCTTAATAAGGTGGGCGAAACTATTGAAGTCGCTCGCAACAGCGTTGACGACAATAAGGACAATCACTGTTCTCATGGTCTACACGTTGGTAGCTATGATTATGCAAAGGGTTGGGCTGGTAACGACGGCCATCTAATGATGGTTGAATTTAATCCTTGTGATGCAGTTAGTGTGCCTACTGATTGCAATTTCCAGAAGCTTCGCGTTTCTAAGTACAAGGTCATTGGTGAAGTTCCTTTCGAGCGTGTTAAGGAAACTGAAGCTCCGCTCAATGAGCCTTATTACAACACTGAAGAAGAAATCAGCGTTGATGATGACAATAATGATTGCGACGACAATTGTGGTTGTAATATCAGTGAAGGCCACAACTATAGCGATTCTACTTATCTCGCTATCAAGAATTACGTTGAGGGTCGTATTGAGGCTGGATTGCCTCCTACTCTCAAATCCATTCAATCCCGTCTAAAGGGTATTTTTATCACTTGTCAAGAAATCAAGGATATTTGTTTGGACCTAGAATTTACGGTTCAGGAAGATAATCTGACTGCTTTGTCGAACAGTGTTGTAACTATCGGTTCAGAGTCTGATGATCGGTAATATAAAATATATGAGTGAAAAGACTGATGTTATTACACAACCAGTTGCCTTGACTAATGCAATTACTAAGGCGACCCCAGAACAAGTTGACACATTGTGGTCAATTCTAAAGTACAAGGAGATTGGCATCTACCGAAAGATTAAGTGCATGAGTTCTGTGCTTGGACTTAATTTTGATAAGGTAGTTACAGATCTCCCGAAGGACGAGACTGGTCGAATTCTTGACCATAAGACTCGTCATCTAATTCACGACATTCTAATTCAAAACTCTTAATATGAACAAGCGTTATATTGTCAGAGACCGAGATGGTGCGTATCAGTCAGCCTATAATCTTGCGCTAGGAAAGAAGCAAGCGTATGATTGGGCTATGCAGTGCGCTAAATCTGTAAACGGCGTAATTTATTATGTCGAAGGCGACATGAGTAAAGAGCAAGAAGTGTTTCGCGCTCCTGAGCCTCGCAGGTTTTAATTAAAAAGGTTTGCGGTTATCCTTGAAACCGCATATTATTTTTATATGGCTCACTTTGTAAAATTAAACGTATTAGATCCCGGTCATGACGACTTGGTAAATAAAACTAATAGACAATACAATCCTCAACTCATTAATTTAGATATGGTTGTTAATGTAGAACAGTCTCATATTCATAGTCTGATTTTTACTAAAAATAGTACCATGCATCCAATTAGAGTAAAAGAGAGCTTAGACGAAATTCTTAAATTATCCGCTCTATAATGAACTGCGATTACTGCGGCAAAAAAACCGCATTTTTAGAAGATTTAAATTATTGTTCTGTTTGCATAGACTGTCTTGGAGAAATCGAAGAACAAGACGAAAACCCTTTTGATTTAAACAAAAAAGATAAATACAATGACTAACAAGAATAGCGATAAACTAATTAATAGATTTCCTGACATCTTTAAGGAGAATTTTTATTTTGAATGTGATGATGGATGGTTTGATATTATCTTTGATCTTTGCAAAGACATGCAACATGAAATTAATAACTCTGGTTGCGAACAAGTTGTCGCGGCTCAAGTCAAGGAGAAATTTGCAGGACTTCGGTTTTATGCGAGCGGCGGAAATGAAGTGACCTCTGCTATGATTGACAAGTATGCGAAACTTTCATCTAAAACTTGTGAAGTGACTGGCGGCAAAGGACATCTTTGCGAAAAACATGGATGGTACAAAACACTATCTACACAATCGGCAATACTGCTGGGTTTTAAAAAGTGTGAATAAAAAACAAACCCTCCATTACTGGAGGGTTTTTTATTAGCCTTTCTTTGAAGGAGGTGGACCTTTTGATCCTCTGCGAGGTGGACCCACCTTTTTACGATCTTCAGAGGAAATTTTAGATCTTTCTTCTCTATCTAGCTTTCCATCTTTATTTGTATCGTATTTTTTTAGCATCTCTTCTCGAAATTCTTTCGAAATTTCAGGAGGTTTGCGACGATTTTCCCCTTGACCGGGAGGATGATCTGGTATACCTTGGGCGTTAAGTGAGAGGGTCAACGCGATAATTGATAGTAGATATTTCATATCTACAATAATTGACACATTAAACAATCAAAAAGATACAATTTTTACATTTCCTTTACAAATTTATGAAATTACTTGATTTATTTTGTTGCGCTGGTGGAGCAAGCATGGGTTATAGCCAAGCAGGATTCGAAGTGACCGGAGTTGATATTAAAGATCAGCCTAGTTATCCTTTTAAATTCATTAAAGGAGATGTAATGGAAATCCTCAAGGATAAACAGTTTCTTGGCTCATTTGACGTTATTCACGCATCACCTCCTTGTCAGGGATATAGTAACGCTACAAAGCCTGATTCAGTCTACGTTCATTATTCTCAAGGCAAAGACACGCCAAAACTAATTGAGCCAGTTCGTAATGCGTTAATTAATACTGGTAAATATTATATTATTGAAAACGTTGCTGGCGCAAAAGAATATCTTATAGAACCATTTAAGTTAACTGGCTATATGTTTAATATGCCAATCGAAAGAACGCGATATTTTGAATGTAATTTTCCAGTTGCAGAATTAAAAAGCATTACTAAACGTGGATATTCTAAAAAATACGCCGAAGATAATGGCATCGATTATCGCGATATGAGCGTTACCGGCAAGAGTCGTCGCAAAGGCTCAATCGATGTTTGGCGCAAGGTAATGGATATGCCTTGGGCAGGTCGTGGTTGGGAATTAACTGAAGCCATTCCTCCTGCGTATACTAAATATATCGGTGAACAAATTTTAAAATATGAAAGCAATCTTAGAATTCAATCTTCCTGAAGATCAAAAGCAATTTGAAATAGCAAACCAATCTGCTGATATGTATGCAGTGATTTGTCATCTTGCTGAAAGATTAAGAAGCTACCGCAAGCACGGTAACGATTTCGAAAATGTGAGTGAAGCTCTTGACACCATTCATACAATTTTGTATGATGAACTTAACGCTCGACACATAGATATTCATGACTGACATACAAAAAGATATAGTAAAGCTATCTGAAGAATGGCACGATCTTATCAGCGGCGATCACCATAAAGATAAAGACTGTCATTGGTATATAGAAACGCGCTGGTCTTATGGCGAGCAGCCAAAATATAGAGTGTTACATCATGGATATGTCACCGATAATATAGAAATAACTTGTGTTTCTTACGAGACGGCACTAATGGAGTTAAAAACCATTTTAAAACGAGCCATTGAAAGACAAAAAGAGTTAGAAAAACTACCAAAATATAATGACTGGTAAATCTAAAGGGTTTACTCTCATAGAAATAGTATTGGCGACTACGATTTTATTATCAATAATTGCCGCGATTGTTATTAATTTTGATTCTTTTAATGGAAACAGGTATCAAGAAGCGCGAGAGAATTTAAAAACATTTCTAATAAACAAACGTCATCAAGCGGCATACCATCAAAAAGATATTGAATTATCTTTCGATGAAGAATACACTATAAACTCTCTTGAGAATCCAGATGAACTTGCCGCAATAACTAACGATTTAAAAATAATAGAATCATCTGCAACAAAAATTGTTTTTTTTCTTGACGGTACGATTGAAGAGAGCTACATTATAACCAGTTCTAATGATGGAAAAGTAACTAATACTTTTCGCATAAACGTCATTGGAAAAATAGACTATGACAAATAAAGTTATAATATATGAGTATGAAATTCACTCGTAAGGGATTCTTTAAATCTATATTCGGCGGTTTTGTAGCGGCAGCAGCGACTCCATCTCTAGTCAAAGCGGAAGAGAATATTCAACCGTCAAAAGATTTTTCACTTAATAATGGCAATCTTGGTATTGGAGGATTAGATAACGTTGGATTAGGAACTAGTATGCCCATTACTAAGCTCCATGTCCACGGTATTATTTTTCATGTTAATGATCGAACGCTAGAAATGAGTGGAAATGAAAATGGCGACTTTGAAGTCAAATGGTTAGACGTTAAAGAAAACGAAACTAATACAAGAATCATGATCAGCAAACCAACGATTCCTTTTAAAACACAATTTAGAAATGACATTCGATAGTCACAATAAGAAAATAGTATTACTTTCTGATCTTCACAATAATATTGAGAAGTTCAATAAGATTATTCAGCACGAATCGGCAGACATAAATATTTGTCTTGGCGATTGGTTTGATAGTTTTAATTTGGATGATTCCGATGATTATAAAAAGACTGCTGATTATTTGATGCGATATCTATCTGCGCCGAATAATTATACTCTTTTTGGTAATCATGATTTGCATTATTTATTCAATAATCATTATACTATATGTAGTGGATATGAAGATAGAAAGTATTTTGCTATCGATGAAATACTAGGATCTGAGCGTCAAAATATTACCAATAAATTCAAATGGCGTTTTTGGATTGATGACTATCTTTGTACTCATGCTGGACTGTTTTCTGATTACATAGATCCATCTGTTAAAAACAATGATGACTTGAATCTATTTTTTGTGAAAGAAATAGAACGCGCAAATATTGCTTTACGGACAGATCAAAATCATTGGTTTTATTATGCTGGCCGAAGTCGAGGTGGTCCTAAGAAAGGTGGAGGAATTGTTTGGCTAGATTTTAAACAAGAGTTTCAACCTATTGAAGGATTAAAACAAATCGTTGGACATACTTATCATAAAAATGGTAGAGTTAATCCTCACCATTTGGATGGCAACGTGAATCCAGCAGATTGCGACAATCTTTGCATTGACAACGGACTAAATGAGTATATAGTGTTCAGCAACGGTAAGTTAGAAATTAAAAAATTTTCAGATATATAATTTATGCCTTTCGAATATCACGCAAAAGTAAATAAAGTAATAGACGGCGACACTATCAATGTTGATCTTGATCTAGGATTTAATGTAGTATTGTCCAATCAAAGTGTACGTCTTCTTGGAATCGACACTCCTGAAAGCCGAACATCTGATAAGGCAGAAAAAGTTTTCGGGACTCTCAGTAAAAATAAAGTCAAAGAATTCATTGACAAATGCGAAGGTCAAATTATCCTACAGACTGTACTAAGTGACAGCGAAGAAAAGTTTGGACGTTTGCTTGGTAAAATTATTAATCCAAAAGATAATACCGTTCTTAATGATTGGTTGATTATTAGTCATTATGCAGTAGCTTACAATGGAGAAAACAAAGATAAAGTCGCGCAAGCTCATTTATCTAATCGTAAATTTTTGATTGACAATAAAGAAGTGTCTATGACTTACACCGAAGCAGGGATAAAGTAAAATGATTAACGATAAAAATGACAATAAAGTTCAGTTGCTAGGCTTCTATGGCGATGACAAAGTTCATGCTTGTTCAGCTTGGACTTCTACGAGTAGAGATTTAAATGAAGACAAGATTAATAGAATTCCTAAACTCCTTAAGATGCTCGCTGATGCGGGGCATCATACTCCTTTTGAAAAGTCTACCATTCACTTCTTAGTCGATACTGATATTGCTAGTCACATTCATCTTCTTAAGCATCGAGTCGGCGTATCTATTAATGGAGAGTCTGCGAGGTACAAGGAAATAAAAGAAGATAAGTATTTGATTCCTAGTGATTGGGGAGATATTGAATCTACCTTTGATAAAGAAGGAGTACAAAATAGTAAATGGACTACAATACTTGAAGATTATACTCACCTTGGCAATACTCTTTATCATCAATGCGTTAAAGATCTTGAACCAACTTTAGGTCGCAAGCGAGCTAAGGAATCTGCTCGATTCTTTAAGGCTTATAATTCTCAAATTCAAGCTGATGTTATGTTTAATTGGCGCAGTTTTTATCACTTCCTTGAGCTTCGCAACAAGCCTGATGCTCAGAAAGAAATCCGAGAGATTGCTGCTGAGATGTTAAATCTAGTAAAGAATATAGAAGGCAACCCCTTCCAACATACAATCGCCGCATTTGAATTATGATAACTAAATATAATATTTTTCTTGATGATAATTTCGTTTTTGAGTGTAACATAGTTAGTGAACATAAAGAGTCCATTAAATCAAAGCGGAATTTATAAAATAACTAACAAAATAACTCAAAAAATTTATATTGGTAGTTCTAAAAATATTAGAAAAAGATGGAAAGCGCATAGAACTCTTTTGAATAGAGAAAAACATTATAATGAACATTTGCTTGCTGCGTATAAAAAATACGGAAAAGAAAATTTTAGTTGGGAAGTTGTAGAATTTATTGACGTTAATAATCTTCAAGAAAGAGAACAATATTGGATTGATTTTTTTGGAAGTTCTGACAGAAAAAAAGGATATAATTTATGCCCAGCAGCTTATTCGAATTTAGGACTAAAGCATACAGACGAAAGTCGCCGAAATATGAGTCTAGCTCATTTAGGTCATAAACATACTTCAGAAAGCAAAAAGAAAATATCAGAATCTCAATATAAAACTGTTTATCAATTTGATTTAAAAGGTAATTTTATAAAAAAATACGATTCTTTATTAGATGCTGAAAATAAAACTGGAATTCAACACCAAGCTATATCTGGATGCTGTAGAAAAATAACTAAAAGCGCAAAAGGATATTTTTGGTCTTTTGAAAATTTATTTATTGAATACAAAAAGAATCATTTTACTGAAGCTCCTTGGAGATGGAGGAGCATCAAATGCCCCAAAACCTTAAAGATATGGAAATCAATAAAAGAAGCAGCAAACGAATTAAACTTGACTATTCATCAAGTTCACTTTAAAATAAAAAAGGGATTATTTAATTATGTATAATTTATGGCTTGATGATATTCGCGTCCCAACCGATGTCACTTGGGTTAACATACCAGTTGATCAACATTATTCTGTTGTACGAAGCTACAAGGAATTTGTAGATTTAATCACGTTGAGAAGAGAAGTTCCAAAGTATGTTTGTTACGATCACGATCTAGCAGATATTCATTACGGCCACGGTTTAAATAACGATGATATTCCTTATGATTCTTATAAGGAAAAGACAGGATATGACGCAGCTAAATGGTTAGTAAATTACTGTATGGAGCGTGGAATTAAACATCCACCGTATGTTGTGCATAGCATGAATCCTATTGGTAAAAAGAATATTGAATCTTACATAGAATCCTATAATAAAACACTATGAATAATAAATTACATATCGTCCCTAAAGGTTGGGGATTTGAAAAGTGGATTGTAAATAATGACAAATATTGCGGCAAACTTCTTTATATTATTAAAGATCGCAAATGCAGTTGGCATTATCATAAAATTAAAGATGAAACTTTTTACGTTCAAAGTGGAAAGATAATTCTTTATTTTAGTGATATTCCTAAAGATCCAGAAAAAGCTAATAAGATTATTCTTGGACCGGGAGATCATTATCACATTCCAGTGGGATTGATTCATCAGATGTATGCGTTGGAAGATACCGAACTGTTTGAGTTTAGTACGCAACATTTTGATGAAGATAGTATTAGATTACAAAAAGGAGATTAATTATGTCATATCAATTAGAATTTAATTTCGAAACGCTAGAACAAAAAGAAAAACGTCTTAAAGACTGGCATGATCAACAAGTAAAGCTAAACAAGATGTTTGAAGGAAAAGCTAATGATTATTATATATATAATAAATATGTAGATCAGTTTATTGATTTTCTTCCTTATCGACTTGGATGGGGACTCAGAGGAAATTATAATGAATTGCGTTGGTGGATCAAATGCCAATACCAGAAATTCCGTTATGGAGTTTCCGATGATGAAGTTTACTCTTTAGAAACTAATATTGCTAAATATATGGTTCCTCGTTTGCAATATTTTAAGAAGAAAGGCAAAATGGGTATTCCAATGAAATTTTTGCCTAGTAATTATGACAATCTACAAGATGAAGATAGAGAAAAAGCAGAAAAGATCGGTGAAAAAGAAATTAATCGCATCTTGGATGAAATGATTTTTGCTTTTGATTATATTATCGATCCTGATAAGTATGTAACTTTTCCTAAATCGTGTAGTTGGGACATTAAAGATAAAAATTATTTCAATAGAGAAAAAAGTCTTGAAGCGAAACAATGTTGGGATGAATATACAAAAACATGCGAGCAACTCGAAACTCGTAAAAAACAAGGTTTACAATTATTCGTAGACCACATGGATATGCTGTGGATATAAATGAAACTCTTATTAGCAATATTATTACTTAGCTTAGTTTATGTAATTGGATGGTATCAAATTCACGGGCAATTCTTATCTGAATGGTTTAAGAAATATGAATACTATTTAATATGGATAAGCGTACCATCAACTTTAATATCTATTCGCGCAATCAAACTAATCAATGAACACTTCAACGGATTAATTTGGCCGAATAGAATACTTACATTCAGTATTGGCATAGTATTATTTACAGTTTTAACTTCTTATCATTTTGGTGAAAAAATAAACTTAAAGACGTTGACATTGTTATTTTTTTGCGCTAGTATAGTCGCGCTTCAAATATTTTGGAAATGAAATTTACACCCCAACAATACGAACTGATTTGCAAAACCCGTGATGAAATCAGAGATATGAATGCCAAACAGCACGCATTATACGACAATCTAACAAAAGAATTAAATATAACTATTTACGCCGAAGATTGGCTGTTTGATTATATTTATAATGAGTATGGTTCGATAGACGATATAGAAGCGAGGATGTAATGGACTTAACTTCAGCAATCATAGGACATTTAGTAGCAGATTATCTGCTGCAATTTGATTTTATCGCTGAAAACAAGAAAAAAGATAATTACATTTGTGCGCTTCACTGTTTAATTTGGGCGAGTTGCGTATGTTTAATGGGTTCTATATGGAACCCTACAGCATTTATCGTTTTATTTATAACACATTACATACAAGATAGATGGCAATTAATACCTTGGTACATGAGAACTATAGGGCAAAAGAATTTCACAAAACCACCTCTTGCACCGTGGTCATTAATCGTTGTTGATAACGTGTGGCACATTTTTACTATCTGGATAATATTCAAGCTATATTTAAACCAAATTTTTATTTAACTCATGATTGAAAAATCTATAGAACGTCTTCGCGCATACAATAAATGGCGTACCGGAGAAGATGACCGCACGATGGATGAAGTCGGAATCCAACCTAGCCAATTAACCGCAGATATTAAAACCGTCTGTGACGAACTCGAAAAACTAATTTCAATATATGCAAGTCGTAATTAATACTTCTTATAGTAATTTTGCTATAAGTCCTGATGCTATATCACTTATTCAAAAAAAGATAAAAAATCCAAAAGCCAAGTCGCAAATAAATGCTTATGCTTTTGATAATGATAGAAGCCATCCTTTACTTGTAGAAGCTGTGCAAAAACTTGGTGCTAAAGCTAACGGTTTGTATACTACATTAAAGATTGTGGAAATACCAGATGATGTTGAATGGCGGGTCGATGCAATAAATGGAAAAGAAGTTATCCGTGAAAAACATCGGATCTGGTCGTAAATGAAGTTGCGAATATTGAAACGAGCGGTTGAAACCGCGCACGCTTTATGCCCCACCAATTGGAAGAACGTAAACAATTCTCATATAGCTTTTCTTATCAAGAAAAATAAGATAGTTAAAATTGGTTGGAATAGAAAAAGAACTCACCCCAAAATCGCGAAACATCCGTATCACGATGGATACGTTGGTACTCATGCGGAGTTAGATGTCATTCTCAAATCAGGGCTTGACAATCTCGACGATCACTCTATGATCGTTCTTAGAGTTGACAGGAAAGGCCGTTTAGCTAACAGTAAACCGTGTCCCGGCTGTTTGAGTTTAATTAAGTCATATAACGTCAATGAGGTTTTTTATTCAGACACTGAAGGTAATATTGAAAAATTATCAAATTAACCTTGACTATGTCTAAGCATAGATTATTATAAACGAAATGATTAAAGATTTATATATGAAGAATATTAATGACAAGATACTTGTTCAAAGTGACGATCTAAAGTTTGATGGAAAGAATATTATTATTCCATCTTATTATGCAAGTATCGTTTATGATTACCTTGATAACGTAAACATAAAAGACATGAATCTTAATGATGCAGATATGCATGATTATTTAGCATTTTGTAGTTTCTTTGAAGCTGTAATAGATCACAAAGCTGATAAAGGAGGAAATTAATATGGGTATGTATAATAGTGTAGATTGTCATTGTCCATTGCCAATGCCAGAAGACCCAAAAGGTTATACTGGTTCGCATGGCTTTCAAACTAAAGATTTTGAATGTGCTTTAGATGTTTATATTATTGACAAAGATGGTCAATTGCTTATTGAACGTCGAGATACAGAATGGATAGAAGGAGATCCAAATGGCGAAGGCTTCCTAAGTAAAATAGGTCATTTAAAAACCATAAAGACTTGGCTTGAACCTTTGACCAATACTTGTACAATACAATTTTATGATTTTATTGATTCTAATAAGACTGATTATGATTACTTCATAACTTACGAAGCTGTATTTATTAACGGCAAAATGTCTTCAGTAAAGATTATTAATTTCGAAGCGAATGAAAACGCCAAAAGAAAGATCCGAGATGCCGAGTTTGCCAAGAAAAATAAAGAAAACTATCAATTTAGACAGACTTGGAAATACAAGTATTTTGTAAAGCCGTATAATCGCAGCGTTAGTTTTATATTCTTTAAAACCATTAAAGTTTTATCTTTCTTATCTACTACGCTTTATAAGATAGAAAGAAATATCAGAATATGAAAGAAGAAAAAGATTCGGCATTTCTTATTTGCGATTGTTTTAGTCATGGACTTCTTGTCGAGAAGTTCGAAGGCGAAGAAGAAGTGTGTTTGAGTCTATTTGAAAGAGGAATGGATGGCAGAATCTTAAGATGGTCAGAAAGATTAAGATGGTGTTGGCAAATTCTTAGATACGGAAAGCCTTGGTCTGATTTTATAATATTAAATACAGAGAACCAAAAAAGATTAAAAGAGTTCTTAGAAAATAAATGAAAACAGTAACAATTACAAAAAAAGAAATAAATTACATATTAGCTTTGGCTAAAAAAAGGCACGACGCTAAATCAGATAATATAAAAAATACTGGAATATTAATGGATAGAGATCTTAATAATCCAGTCGAGAACTATTTGCCTCATTTTATAGGTATAGTTGGCGAATATGCGTGGGCCAAGCACACAAATAGATCTGTTGATGAAAATATATATGAAGTACGAGACTCTGAAGATTTTGATGGTGAGGAAATTAAAACAATAACTTATTATGGTCATGGCGAACCAGAGTTAAAAATAAAAGTTACAGAGTTTGACTCTAAAAAGCCAAAAAAATATATTTTAGCGAGAACAAATAAAGAAAAAATCTTAAAAGCGTTAACAGTAAATGCAGAAAATGCAATTGATATCGAACTACTAGGTGTTATCTCAAGAAACGATTTCGATACAAATAAAACAATAAAGCGTTACGGAGCTAAAAATCCATTGAATTATATCGTTGGTCTATCTAAAATGAACGAAGTATGAAATTCAAGAATTTCGAGGGTGTAGAATATACAGTTAATTATAATAAACCATTAGGGCGACAAAACGCTTCTGGTTTGTGCGATTCTCCAGAAATAGAAAGCCCTCAAATTCATGTTGATCCTAGGCTATTAACTCGCCGCCAATTAAACGTATTGATTGAAGAAGTATTTCATGCTCATCTATTTGATTTACCAGAAAGAAAAGCTAGAAAGTTCGCCGCCAATCTAGGTAAACTTGTATATAATAAGTTTATCGCAAAAAGTAAAGAATAATGTTTTATTTTTTCCCATTTACTTGTATGATATGTACAAATAGAATATAAGTATGAAAAAATGTTTATACTGCAATGAATTTATCGACACTGACAACGACGACTATCAAAAAGTCGGTAAAAAGATAGTTTGCATATTTTGCTACGAAGATTATGCAGATGAAATAGACAACAATCTTACAGATGATGATGAAGAAGAAGATAATTGTCGCGAAGAAGAATAAATAGTGTAATATATATTAGCGCAATATAAACTGTTCAAACTTTAATCTTTTGATTAAAAAACAGCAAGACCCGAAGCGCATCAAACTTGTGTTTTGACATCGGGTCTTTTTTCGTCCCTACTCCTCACTTTTTTCAAAAAATCTTGCATAAGCCGTTGACAACCTCTAAAAACCTGCTAAAGTCATCTCGTATGGAAAACCCATCAGCTAAAAAAGGTCGTGGTCGCCCCATTGGTGCAACCTCCACTATTGAAATCACGTTGGCCGAGCTTCTTGCGAAGCTTAACAACGATGTGAATGCCACTGTTACTGTTGGCCGTGTTTGGTATGGCAAGTACAGCAACGTTCCTACAGCGTCGGTTCAGGACGGTGATTCGATTCCTCAAGACATTCTGAATCAGCTTGACGAAGAGCCTGTTGCAGAGTTTACTATCTCTCAGTAATGAATCACTTCGCTGAACTTGTTGGACAAGAAGAAGTTAAACGCAAGCTTTCCTTTTATTTGGAAGCTCACGC